CAACCGCTCCGAGTCAGCCTACCGGCAGTGGACCTTTACAGACCCAACCTTTAAGGATGCGGCCGAGAAAGCCCGCCTTGTGGGCGAGGGTATCAAGGTAGACCTAGCCGACCTGAAGAACATCTCCTTTGAGGACTTCTCAGTCCAGTTCCTAGAGAGCCAACTCTTTGACCATCACAAGTCATGGATAGACCTAATCGAGGGAAATGAGCCTAGGTGGATACACCCGGCTATGACCTATGAGCCTGGGGCTAAGAACCGGGTACTTATTAACGTACCTCCTGAGCATGCCAAATCGACCGTACTGACCATTAACTACGTCACCTACCGTCTGGCTATCGAACCTAACGTCAGAATTATTATTGTTTCTAAAACACAGGGTATGGCTCGAAAGTTCCTTTCGGCTATCAAGACCCGCCTTAGTCATCCTAACTGGACTAAGTTACAAGTAGCCTTTGGCCCTCAGGGCGGCTACAAGGCAGACTCCCCAACTTGGTCAGCCGACATGATTTATCTAGGCGCAGGTCGCGACTCCGGCGAAAAAGACCCTACGGTACAGGCACTGGGATTTGGGTCCCAGATATATGGAGCACGTGCTGACCTGATTATCCTAGACGATGTGGTGATGAACGCAAATGCCCATGAATGGGAGAAGCAAATTGAATGGCTTCAAAAAGAAGTTATCACCCGTCTGGGACGGCACGGAAAACTACTTATAGTAGGAACCCGTGTCGCTCCCATCGATTTATACAAAATGATACAAGATGGCAACCAATGGACTGGCGGTAAATCCCCCTTTACCTATATGGCAATGCCAGCAGTTTTAGAGTTTGATGAGAAGCCAGCCAACTGGAAAACCCTTTGGCCTTGGACGGACAAGCAAGAGGGCGACATAGATGAGGCTAACGAGCAAGGGCTATATCCCAAATGGGACGGACCCTCGTTATTTACGCGACGCTCTGAAGTTGCTCCTTCCGTATGGGCAATGGTTTACCAACAAGAAGATGTACAGTCTGACTCCATCTTCCCTCCGGCAGCAGTTGCAGGAAGCGTTAACGGTATGCGAAAGCGCGGTCCACTTAAAGAAGACACCCCCGGACACCCTAGAAACGTCGGCTCCCTCTATACGGTAATTGGTTTTGACCCTGCCGTGACGGGACGTTCTGCCTTTGTGGCTGTATCCTACAACCGCTCAGATGGCAAGATATATGTTTTAGATTGCGTCAACATGGTTGACCCTACCCCCCAAAAAGAGACTGCTTTAATTCATGAGTGGGTAGAACGGTTTAGACCGCAAGAGTTTAGGGTTGAAATCAACGCCCACCAGAAGTATTATGCTATGGATACAGACCTTAGAAACTTTTTGGCTTCTTATGGTTGCCAGTTAAACTCTCACTTTACAGGTAAGAACAAATGGGATGTTGGCTTTGGTGTAGCATCTATGGCTGCCTTATTTGGTAGTATGCGTGATACACGCTTCCAAGATAACAACATTATTGAATTACCATCTAATGAGGGTTCCGAAGGACTTAAGTCTTTGGTGCAACAACTCATTACATGGAAGCCTGACACCAAGAACCCAACTGACTGTGTAATGGCATTGTGGTTTGCAGTAATAAGATGTAGAGAATTAATGCAGCAAAATACAAGAGTAGGTAACTATCAAAACAACCGCTGGGCTACAAGAGCGCAGATGTCCAATCGCATGGGTATCAATCTAGACGAAGCGTTTGCAGACCAATGGCAAGACCAATACAACTAGGAGTATAAATGCCAGCACCAAAACAAAATCCAGCACTTATTGCGGCTGGTATTGCAGCCCTTCGTATTGCTAAGGCAGCAAAGGCTGCTAAAAGTATTGCAAAAAAACCTGTTACTAAAGTGCAACCTAAACAAATTGCATCAAAAGACCAAGTAACCAAAGTTTCTGTAAACAATAAAAAAGGCAACAGTGCAGTACAAAGTGTTTTTAGAGGTGTTGGCAAAAAAGAAGCAGTTGGTAACTTTAAAGAAAAAGTAAAAGAATTAGGAATAAAAGGAAAAGTAAAAGTAGAAAAAGGTGGCATACCTGTTGGTTTTTTTCCAAAATCAAATGTTAAAGTTGTTCCACAGTATAAAGAATATGGCGGGCTTAGTAAAAAAGATTTTCAAACAACAATAAATAATAATCGAGGAATTAAATTAACCCAAAGAAAATCTGGGGTTAACGCAGAAATGGCTGCGCGAAGAGTAACCAACAATGTAAAAGCGCGTAAGAAACCAACAATTAAGATTACTGGTAAGTAAGGACAACTGTGGCATTATCAATTGAACAGATTGCAGCACGTGTAGAGTCTTTACGTTATCGCAATAGAGAACGCGACGGTCGTAACCTTGACGTACTTGCTGTCCGTAAAGGAAAGATATCACAGGTTTATCCAGAGTTTTTTCCAGATGGTGTAGATGCTAACGTAGTTGCTAACTTTATTGATATTGTTGCCCGTGATTTATCTGAGGTAATGGCACCGCTTCCAGCAATCAACTGTTCTGCAGCAGTGCAGACAAGTGACCGTGCTCGTACATTTGCAGATAAAAGAACTCGTATTGCTTCTAACTACTTTCAGAATTCAGACCTTTCAGTACAGATGTACTCAGGTGCTGACTGGTATATTACCTACGGTTTTGTTCCTTTTATTATTGAATTAGATGAAGAAGCCAAACTTCCCCGTATTCGTGTTGAGAACCCAATTGGTTCCTATCCTGAGTTTGACCGCTTTGGACGTTGTATTGCTTTTGCAAAAAGATACTTCTTAACTCTAGGTGAACTCATCTCTGAGTTCCCTGAGTATGATACCCAGTTACTTGGTAAAGAAGGATACACCCAAGATTTAAATGCACAAGTTGAAATGATTCGTTATTATGATGACGAACAATCTTTAATCTTTATCCCTGCTAGAAGCAACTTAGTTTTATCACGTGTGGCAAATCCTATTGGTAAGATGATGGTTATCATTGCTCGTAAACCATCTATTGATAATGAACTACGTGGACAGTTTGATGATGTTCTAGGTATTCAATTACTTCGTAATCGTTTTGCATTGCTTGCAATGGAGGCCGCAGAGAAATCTGTACAGGCTCCTATCGTATTGCCAAATGATGTGCAAGAATTACAACTTGGTGGAGATGCAGTCATCCGTACTGCTAACCCAGCAGGGGTACGTCGTGTAGAATTGACTTTGCCACAAGGTGCCTTTACAGAACAGACACTTCTTAACCAAGAATTACGAGTTGGCTCACGTTATCCTGAATCTCGTACTGGTAATATTAGCGCATCTGTTGTAACTGGTCAAGGTGTGCAAGCACTTATGGGTGCTTTTGACACACAAGTTAAATCAGCACAAGCAATTTTTGCTGCAGCGTTACGTGATGTTATTAAAATCTGTTTTGAAGCAGACGAAATAATTTTTCCAGAAGAAAAAACAATTCGCGGTGTAGATTCTGGTTCACCTTATGAGGTTATTTACAAACCAACTAAAGACATTAAGGGCGATTACTCAGCAGATGTACGTTATGGTATGCTTGCTGGTCTTAATCCTGCACAAGGTCTTATCTTTATGCTACAAGCATTAGGTGGTAAGTTAATTTCTAAAGATATGGCTATGAGAGAATTGCCATTTACTGTAAACGTAACTCAAGAACTTGAAAAAATTGAAATTGAAGACATGCGTTCTGCATTACTTGGTTCACTTACTGCTTATACACAGGCAATACCACAGATGGCTACACAGGGACAAGACGCTTCCGAAGTTGTACGTAAAATTGCTGCGGTTATCAAGGCTCGTCAAAAAGGTCAAGCATTAGAAGACGCTATTGAAGCCACATTTGCTCCGCAGCAGCAAGTCCCTCCTGCTGGTGCGCCTACTCAAACGGTTGAGCAAACGTCCCCTGCTCCCTCAGGTCCTCCAGCAGGAGGCTCTCCGTTACCACCTCAAGAAGCACCACCTCAGGACGCTATGAGTTTAATATCTAGTCTTACAGGAACAGGTAAAGCGAACGCAAGCGTTCGTACATCACGAACAAGATAACTAAGTAGGGGACATGACAACATTAGTTGCAATACAAGGTGATGGCTGGTCTGTATTAGGGTGTGATTCACGCTCAAGTGATGATAGTGGTAGACCAATTGATATGGCTACTAATAAAATTATAGAAAACAATGGAATTTTAATTGCTGGTGCAGGTTCTGGTAGAGGCTCTAACCTATTGCAATTTGGTTGGAAAGCCCCTAAGCCAACAGCAGCACAAGACTTAGATGTATTTGTAACCCAGACATTTATACCTGCTATGCGTAAGTTATTTGTTGATGCAGGGTATGATATGAAAGAAGATGGAGAGGCTGCAGAGCATGATTCATCTTTCTTGGTCTCGGTTAAAGGCGTTATTTACCCTATCTTTGAAGATTATTCTTGGGATAGAGATGTTCGTGGTATTTATTATTCTGGTTCTGGAGGCGATGTTGCCCTCGGTGCAATGGAAGCGTTGGGTATTTCGAAAGTAACTACCGTAGAATCTACAGAAAAGATTGTACGTAAAGCAATAGAGATTGCCTCTAAATGGGACATATATACAAGCAAACCAATTATAACTAAAATACAATTTATTAAGTAGGAGGAAAAATGTCTGTACCAGACAATAGGGGCGGTATGCGACCAAATGCCCCACAGAACAATCCTGCAAATGTTTCTGCTAATGGTGGAAATGGCCAATCTGGCACACAAGCGCCTCGATACATTCCCGGAATGAAAGCAATGGGTTCAACAGGTGTTTCAACAATGGCACAACAACAAGGTGCTCCTATGTCTGGTGGTTCATCCCCACAACCACAAGGTTTGTCAGAATTGTCTCCACTTACTGCAGAAACTGAATTTCGGGACCAATCAATTACTGACGGCGCTCCAATTGGTGACGGTGCAAATAGCATTCCTAATTTGCCAATAGTACAATCTGACGATCCTGATTTTCAATCTGCTGCGCAGCATCTTCCAATTATTGAATGGTACGCATCCCAACCAGGTTCAACATTAGCAACAAGAGAGTATGCTTCTTATTTAAGAAATGTAATTATTAATTCCCAACCAGAGACTATTATTTAATGTTTTGGGATATCCTATCAAATATACATAAATTTTTTAATAATGATAGCAGTGTTCAACCACCCTACAATTCTAAAAATAAATTAAATTTTGGCATTACACTTGACATTGCAAAAGACATGCCTAAAAATCCAAATTCTTATAATGGATATATGGAAAAAGCAAATCAAGTAACAGAAACAGGACGCTCGGGTCTTGAGCAAGGATTTGAAACTGTTATTAATAAAACAATAGGAGTTCCTCTTTCGGCTCTTGATAAAAAAACAAGCGGAAATACGTCAAAAGCATTAATGGCAGGTACTCTTAATTTTCGTAAAAACTACGCTTTTTCAAGCGATCTTTATCGTAAAAACGCATCTTTAGGACTTCTTTCAACACTTGGAATGATTGGTAGTGGTGTACTTGGTGCCGCTGCTGGGGTAGCAGTTGGAACTATCGGAGGCCCTGCCGGTATGATTGCTGGTGGTTACGCAGGTGCAAGAGTAGGGTCTGGACTTGGCGGAACGTTGCAACGTAAACTTGCAAAAGAAGGAACCTTTGATTACGTAGATAAAGATATTAAAGAATTTGCAAAATTTGCTGAGACTGCAGTAGGTCAAGAAAAATATAATTTTGGTAAAGACATTACAAAAATTGCTAGCCATGTTACAACTTGGAACACCCTTGGAGATACCACTAAAGGTTTTGGTGCCACTATGTCTGGTGTGGTTAATATTATAGGCGAACTTACACTTGCTCCTGATATTGCTGCGGGAAGATTATTGGGTGTAACTACTAAAGGTATTGCCGGAAGGGGAGTCCAAGCAAAACTTAGTGGTCCAGTTGAAAGATCGATTGCAAAATTTACAAATGAAGAAGGAAGACAGTCCGCTAGGACAATAGAACTAATAGATTTGCATAAAAAAACAGCCGCAGGAGAAAAAACCTCTCTTACTCCTGTATATGAATTTATTCAAAATAGTGATGCTATTACCATACAACAATATTCTCCTTTTAGGGGAAATGAATATGGTAATATTGGTGCTCCCCTTATAGCCGGTAAAGATTTTTATACTCAAAGTTTAGTAAGTAGAGTTGGTCTTGGCGATAAAAGTGCAATAAAAGAATTAGAAATTAAAGCACCCTCGATTAGCGCTCAAATTGCACGGCATGAAAGCGCTGTAGAATTTATAGTAGAAAACGGAACAAGTAGAGGTGTTCTTAAATTATCTGGTAAAAATGAATTAAAAAAAGACATGCTTGAAAAAGAATTAAAAGATTTACGCAGTGAAAAAAAATGGTTAGACGAAACTTTAGAGTATAAAGATGGCTTGCCAACACTATACGGCGTTTCTCCAATTGCATCTATTGAAAGAATAAAATTTGCTGCTGCTGAAAAACGAGTTAAAACAAAATATAAAGATGAAACTGGTTATAAACTTTTAACTCCCGAAGGCGTAACTCAAAAACATTTTATGCAATCTAAATTATCTGCGGTAATTAGAGTTATTGATAGAGGGATTGATGATGCCCCACATCAAACAATAAATTACAATGATGTTCTTCAAAGCAATACGCGTGTGCGCACAACCCTTAGAATGGGCGTAGTAAAGAAAATTTTTACTCCTGAAGAATCAGTTAAACTAGCAAATGATTTTGCTATGGCTAGTAACGAAGGAATGAAAAATTTAATTGTTGATGAGATAACTCAAAAAGCAATTACTAATTTAGCAAAAAAATATAATTTGCCTGAAAATTTAAAAGACGATATTGTAGCACAACATGCAAAAATGACAAAAAAAAATATTGCATTAGCAAAAGATGCTAAAGCAGCAAACAAACAATATTTTGTTGATGAGGTTAGTGGCGAAATTATTCATGACCCAGTTTTAATATCGCAATTAGCAAATGGTGGATATCTTCCAGACATAAAATTAATTGACAAAGCAATGGATGGTTACAAAAAAAGAAAAGGCGCAGAAGCCGGCATACCTCAAAAAACGGCTCACGATGTTAATTATCTTTTAGATGAGTTTCAATCTATCTGGCGTACTTTTACATTGCTTCGTGTTGGTTTTCCTATAAATATTATGAGGGATTCTACTGTGCGTGCTTTTGGGGATGGTGTTTTATTTGGAATGATAAAACACAACGTAGAAAGTTTTTTTGATGTTGTTTCTAATTCTGGCAATAGCGTAAAAAAAATTAAAAGAATAACGGAAGCAAGAATTAATCCTGATAAAAATCTTAAAAAAATTAACAAAGAAATTGTTAATGATGAAATTACAATTGTTGCTTCTAGAAAAATTTTAGAAGAAGCAGGTTACAACCCAAAAAAACCAATTAAAAATCCTGAACCAGAATTGTTAAGAACACTTGATTATATTAAAGCAGCAGAAATACACTTAAATATGAAACGGGCTGTTCGTGATGCCATAGAGTCTAAAATACCTTCCCCGGTTGTTTCTAGAAAGACCCTTACAATTAAAGGCGTTGAAGGGCTTGAAAGATATGATGGCGGAGTACAAGGCCAAATTATGCTTGAAAAAATTCAAGGCACAGATATTATGCGTGGTTTAATTTCCTCAAGTCGTGAATTAGGCGTAAGTAATATATCTAGAGATCGCACTAGTGGAAAAACTATTGTTGCGCGCGAAACAGAAGAATTACATTTAAAAGCCTGGGAAACCTCATTAACAAATCAAGTATCACAAGACATTGTTGCCAGAAAAATTATGGAAGGCAAAATGTCAAAAAAAGAAGTAATTTCTTGGATTGCAAGTCATGAGTCTGGTCAATACCTTGAAAGATTTGGTTTTGTTAAGAAAAAAGGGCGTAACTTAAACAGAAGTGATGCGGCATATGTTTATAATAGGGTCTTAGATGTTGTCTATGCATTAGCGCCGGACGAGGCTTTAAGAAAAGCAATATTAGAAGGCACGGTAACTCGTAAACTTTTAAAAGAACTATATCCTGATTTAAATAAAAGACCAAATGTTACAAGTGATTTAACTTCTGACATGCTTGGACAAAGCGCCTTAAACAAAGGCATGCTTTTTGTTGCCAAAGATGCAGTTCGTTGGATGGCAACTCAGCCTACCGCAAGACTATCTTATTCTCCATATTTTAATGTTAAATATCAAGAAAAATTACAAAACACAATTGCTATGGCCACCGCGCAAGGGCGTATACTAGATGCAACAGATAAAATAAGATTTCAATCTATTGCTAGATCACATGCTTTAAATGAAATGCGTTCTAAAATAAATGTTTTTTCTAGAGATATGAATTATCATAGTTTGATTAATTATACAATTGCTTTTTTTCCTGCAATTGTAGAACAGTTTCGTTCTTATGGTAGAATTATGCTTGATCACCCAGAGTTTCCACTTAAAATTTCTGCTGTTAGTACAATACCCGATTACCTACAGGAAATTAAAATTGATGCCTACGGGGAAGAATATTTTGAACTAGAACTACCACTTTTAGATGGAATAAAAGGTAGAGTTAAAACAGACTGGTTTAATGTTATTAATCCAACCGGTGGAAATAGCATTATATCACCAGGTCCTATTGGCGCAACGGCAGCAAACTTTTGGGCAAAAAAATGGTCCCTTCCAGGTGGAACAGAGGGTAAGTTAAAAAGTTGGCTTTTACCATTTGGCACATCACAAAATAATTTAATGCCTTTTTTGCCTACTACAATTCGTAGACTAAGTGAAGTGTTTAACGCTTGGATTTTTGATGGTGGGGGAGAACAATTTAACAAAGACGTTTATATGTTTATGAAAAAAGCCCACTTTGATTTTATAGAAGAAAACGGAAGAGAGCCACGTGGTCAAGAATTATCAAATCTTGCACCACCCGCACAAGATAATGCGGTAGCGCTAGCATTTCTAAGACTTATGGGTTCAGCACTTCTACCCGCTCAATTAAAATATGGCACACCCTTAATGGTATATGGCGATTTATATACTGAATATCGTAAAAAATATGGCGAAGAAGCCGACGAGCGTTTTACTGATGATTATCCTGAATATTATATGCTAACTGACAGTTTGTCAGACTCTACTTCTGGCATTCGCGATACCGACACGGCAGTAGCACTAGTAAAGAAAAATAAAAAAGCAATATCAGATATTATTGGTGTTATTGGAGAAAAAGGAAATCTTTCATCATTAGGAGCAATTTTTAATGATGAAAATTATGCTTTTTCAGATGTAGCACAAACATATTTAATTGCACATAAAATTCCAGGAACAGATAAAATGTTTAAAAATCAAGGCGCTGCTCTTGATACTACCCGCTCTACTATTGTAAACAAAGGGTGGGCCGAGTATACTCAAATGACTGAAATTATTACAAACACCTTGTTAGAAAATAACATTGATCCCGACCAAGGATACGGTTTATCTATTTTAAATAATTATAAGCAATCATTTACAAACGATATGAGTACTAAAAATAATTTATGGTACGAAGAAAAACAAGGTTCTGGATTTGAAAACAAATTAAAAGACACAATATCTGCACTTACAATTGCTGCAAATAGTCCAGACTTGTGGAAAGATTTATCTAAACAAAATCGTTGGTATACTATAGTAGAATATTTAAATTTTAGATATGATGTTCATGATTTACTTGAGGCACAAAAAACAAGTTACAAGGCTGATAAAGCAGTATATATTAGAGTTGCGGCAGAAAAGAAAATTGCAGAATTAAGAAGAAAAGATATTGAATTTGGAAAATTCTATGACAGGTATTTTTCAAATGATGATTTTAGTTATATAATGCAAGACCCTTTTGGAGGTAAATAATGGCAGTAGTAGGACCAGGAAACACTCCTACCGGTTCTCGTCCCAATTTTGTTCCAGAGGGTGCGCAAAATCCAAGCGTTCGCGGAAGCGGCGTCACAGGCGCAATTGACAACGAATTAAAAAAAGCCGGATTTAAAGTTGGAGTTAACTCAGAAGGCGGCTTAGGGGCTGTTAAAGATTTTATAGATACATTAACACCTCAAGAGTTAGTTTCTATTGGTTTATTATTAAAAAAACAAGGAATACCAGTAAGAGCAAGTGCTTCTGGTATTAAATATTTACTTATTAACGATGAGTCGTTGTCTTACCTAATAAGTCAAGGAAAAGTAAATGGATTTGGCGGTTTGTACAGTTTAATTGCAGAAGATTATGCTCCTGGACTTAAATCTAGCACAGAAAAAAAATATACAGACACTCGTACTATTAGCGATATATCAGATGAACAAATTGGAAAGATAATTGATAGTGCCTCTATGACAACAATTGGCAGAGTTCTTCCAAAGAAACAAAGAGATGCAGAGATTGCAAAGAATAGAAAACTTGCAGACCAAGGAACTTTTACTACAAGTAAAAAAATTAAAGACCCTAAAACAGGTAAAGATGTAGTTGTTACTAAAAGCAAGACTCCTTTTACTGCAGAAAAAGTAACACTTGATTTAAATGAATCTTTAAAAACAAGCAATCCTAAACAATATCAACTTAATCAATCTCTTGGATTTAATGATGAAGTAAAGAAGATACTAGCAGGCGGGATATAATGACAGTACAACCAACTGGTGGACCTAAGCCCGCTTACATAGACCCTACGACTGGTTCTCCCGTATATGGCGAATATAATCCATCAACCACTGCACCCAGCAACCAACCAGTAGACCCTTTTAAAGGTTTAGAAGCCTTAACTAGTATGGTTCAAGTGCTTCAAGATATAGACCCTAAACTAAAAGAAGCATACCAAGCATATTTAAATAAAGATAGTGCTCTTATGCAATCATTGATATTGAGTAGCAATTTTTATAGGAATAATGGCGCTCTTGCACGGCAACGTATTCAAGCACAAAAAGAACAACCTGATGCTTACAAAAAAGAAGTAAAAACTTATGTTCTTGCTGCTAAAAAACGACTTGTTCAACGAGGCGTAAAACTTGATGATAACATTAATGCTCAAATAGAGTTTGCTTATTTAAATGGCCAAGGTGATGATGAATTAGATGAAACAATTATTAAATCTAATACATTAGTTCTTGGTGGTCAGACTCGTAGTAGTGTAGATAATCTAAAAGCATTTGCAGATTCTTATGGAGTTGGTAAATTTTTTAATGATTCTTACTGGTCTCAAACAACAAATAATTTATTTTCCGGCACTATTGCATTAGAAGATATACAAAAAGAAATTCAAACAATGTCGGCTGGGGCATACCCCGCTTTTGCAGAAGGCATCATGAATGGCAAATCGCTTGACATGCAAGCAGGATATATTAAAACAACTGTAGCAAACACACTAGGAGTAGATGCTAACAGCCTATCTTGGGACGATTTAAACGTAAAGAAATTTACTCAATATATGGACCCAACAACCAAGAAACCTACATTACCACCGCAATGGCAAGTTGAAACTGAAACCAAAAAGGCTAACTATGACCAATGGTCAAAGACTCCAGACGGAACAAATACAATTAATTCTTTGTCTACCGCAGTTCTTAGAGATATGGGGATGATGTCATGACTAACTCTCTTTATCCTTATATTATTGGTGGCGTACCATTGCCTATGCCACTACCTAATAAAAAGATTCTTTCTACTCAAACACCAGCACCTGCTTATATAGACCCTAAAACTGGTGCTCCTGTTTACGGTCAAATGACTCCACCACCTAGTATCCCTGGTACATCTAGTGCACCTAGTGTTGATTCTGCAGGAGAAAACAGAACACCGGCAGACCCATACGTTCCACCAGTAGACCCTCGAGTTGCTGAAATTGAAAAGATGCGCCAAGCAGGAAGAGATGCAGAGGCTGCAACCGCAGAAGCAGAACGTAAAAAAACTCTTGCTTCTCTTTATGACCCAACATTTGGTAAGCCAGGAAATATGGGATTGCCTAGTTTTGGTCCTCCAATAACCGCAACACCAGCAACACCTATGGCAACACCTATGGCACCTGCAGCACCTGCAGCACCTGCGGCAGTACCAACACAAACAGTGGCACCCATAGCGCCCGCAGCGCCTGTGGCACCTGTAGTAACACCTGCGGGTTTAACTGCAGCCCAAAGTGAACTTATTGCCGTCACGGCAGACCGTTTTGCAAAATATAATTTAACCAGTCTTTTGCCTGTAATTAAAAAATTAGCAGTTGAAGGTGCAACAGAAGCAACCATTAGTATAACATTGCAGGAAACACCAGAGTATAAGACACGTTTTAAAGCAAATGATGACCGTATTAAAAAGGGATTAAAAGTACTTAGTCCTGCCGAGTATCTAAACGTTGAAGATAGTTATCGTCAAGTACTTCGTGCTTATGGATTAAAGCAATTTGATACTGATGCTTATGTTTCTCAGTTTATTGCAAATGATATGTCTCCTACGGAACTATCTAATAGAGTTCAGACTGCCGTACAAAGAGTACAAAATGCAGACCCTGGAGTTTCCCAGACACTACGTGATTATTATGGTATAGGACAAGCAGACCTAGTTGGTTATGTTCTTGACCCAGCAGCAAATATGGAAAGAATTAATCGTCAAGTATCTGCAGCAGAAATTGGGAATGCAGCACGTGTACAAGGACTTAATGCAGGCGTTGCAGTATCTGAGCAACTAGCATCCCAAGGTATAACACAGGCTGAGGCACAAAAGGGTTACTCTACTATTGCTGATATTCTTCCAACTGCTGAAAAACTAAGTAGCATTTATGGCACACAGTTGCCTGGATACGATATGTCTACAGCAGAACAAGAAACATTTAACGGACTTGCTTCCGCACAACGTAAACGAAAAAGACTTTCTTCCGCTGAAATAGCATCTTTCTCAGGTACAAGCGGAGTTGGCAGAACCTCACTAACAACATCATCTAGAGGTCAAATATAGAATCCTAATGGACCCACCAGCCCCATTAGCGTATAAGACTGGTAGTAAGAGCCAGACCAATTCCCCGATTGGAATCTGTGGCTTGCGACTAACGAATAGAAAGGGTGGGTTGCTATGAGCAACAACTACTGGGAAGATGACGAAGACGACCTAGATACCGAAACTGAGGTACAGATGGATGGAAGTGACTTGTTAAAAAAGTTACGGAAAGCCAAACGTTCTGATGAAAAGCGTATCAAAGAACTCACTGAGCAACTTGAGGGTTTATCCAAAGCGCAGCGTGAGCGTACAGTCAAAGAAGTCCTAGACAAGAAGGGTGTCAATCCAAAGGCACAACGTTTAATCCTTAAAGACTTGGAAGACGTTAATGAAGAGTCAGTTAATAACTGGCTTGAAGATAACGGCGACTTGTTTGGATTAGCGTCGTCTAAAATATTAGAAGAGAAACAACTTGACTTAGCAGCCTTACGGCAGCAAGATGTTGTGACTCAACTGGGAACGACCCCTGACCGAGCAGATGATTTAAGCATGAGGATTGCTAACGCCACAAGCGCGGAAGAACTCACTGCACTTATCTACTCACAACAAAACTAATCCATAGTAATACCAATCACCTTGGAGGTGACGAACAATGGCTAATGCATATACAAGCACAGGCTCCGCTACACTTGGCGGTACATCTGGTGCAGCCGGTCTAGTCCAAAAGGCTTATGACCGTTTATTAGAATTCGCATTGCGTTCGGAACCGCTTATTCGTAGTGTCGCTGACAAGCGTCCCGCAAAACAAGCGCATCCCGGCTCAACTGTAGTTCTACAAATTCATCAAGACCTATCAGAGCAGACCACTGCTCTTACTGAGTCAACAGAGCGTGACTCTGTTGCAATCTCAACCCCAACATCAGTAACCATTACTCTTGCCGAGTATGGTAACTCTGTTCTTGTTACACGTGCGTTGGAACTCTTCAGCCTTGCTGATGTAGACCCAGCAATCGCTAACATCATCGCGTTTAACCTCGCCGGTTCGATTGATACAGTCGCACAGACTGAACTTCGCGGCGGAACAAACATCATCTACGGTGGAGCAACCGCAACCTCAACTGCAACTATTACTGCTGCAGCATCACTTGACTCAGCAGACATCCGTAAGGCTGTTGCTAAGTTACGTTCCGGTAAATCAGTAGCCCGTAAGGGTTCACTTTACTGGGCAGGTCTTCACCCAGAAGTTTCACACGACCTTCGTGCAGAAACTGGTGCTGGTGGATGGCGTTTGCCTCACGAGTACAACTCAAATGACAACATCTGGGCAGGCGAAATTGGTACCTACGAAGGTGCTTATTATGTAGAGTCTGCTCGTATGTACTCTGCTAAAGATGGCGCAGACCAAACAGCACTAACAACTGCTGCTGCAGTTAGCGGTGTTTCAGCAGCGTTTACAATCGTAGCAGCAAATGCTGCTTTCGGTGGACGTGCTGAAGTTGGAGATAAAATCTCTGGCACTAACGTTGGTGCTTCTGCAAAGATTACAGCAATCTCTGTTGGTGCAACTAACACTACATTCACTGTAGATGTTGCTAACTCAGGAACTGTTGGAACTAATACTCTAACTGTAACACCTGTTACACGTGTTTACAGAACCATTCTAGCAGGACAACAGGCGTTGGCTGAGGCAGTTGCCGAAGAGCCACATACTGTAATTGGACCTGTTATTGACCAACTCATGCGTTTCCGCCCAATGGGCTGGTACGGCGTTCTAGGCTTCAAGCGTTACCGCGAAGAGGCTCTATACCGCATTGAGACTGGTTCAACAATCGGTGCACTTTAATAGTTAATTGATTGACGCTGTAATAGGGGTAGCAATATCCCTATTACAGAGTAAGTCCATTAGGAGGATAATGTCTACATATACTTTTATTACGCCAACACTAGAGCAAGGCCCTATTGGTGGACATCGTTTGTTTACACACTTTAAACAACGCACTAAAGGATACACAGTTATCAATTATGCTGGTACTTATTCTTTAACTCAGTATCCATCAGAAGATGATTTAAAAACCTATAGTGCATATTATATGGGTGGCTGTATACATACTGGAGTTAGTGAAACAGTTAGAACAGCAATGATAGCAGCATCTATTGGGATAGACGCTACAAACTTTACAGTGGAGTAGATATGGGATTACACCAAGAGCGGGACCATCCTGAGTATGTTGAAGGATGTTTTGGTTGCAAGATAGGAACTCTCCAGACAAGTACTGGAGATGCTAATAGTATGAAAACTATGGCAAGCAAGAAGTGGGATGGCGAATTACAATCCTACCGTGATGCAAGAGCACAAGGTATCCAGCCAAATGGTACTTCTAAGAAAGCAATAGAGGCTTCTTTAAAAGCATCGGAAACGTTAGGCAAAGCATATGATGGTAATACAATGATTAAAGCAAATAAAATAAACAAAAAAACCGCAGCAGTAATGACAGAACTAGGAGTATAACAATGCCAAAAGTAGGAATGAAAGAATACTCATACGGTCCAAAAGGTATGGCAGCAGCAAAAAAAGCAGCCAAAAGAACTGGTAAAAAAATGGTTATGAAGCCAATGGCTATGAAAAAGATGGGTCCAAAGAAATAATGGCTACTGCTAAAAAACCAATTGTTAAAAAACCACCTGCTAAGAAACCTACCATGAGAGACATGGAACAGAATCGTCCAGCAAGTAAAAACGATAAAACCAATGCAAAGAGGTCCGGTCCAAAATCTTGGAACAACGGGTTCACTAACTAAGAAAGGTAGTACAATGGCAAAAGACGCAAGAACAACAGCAGGACAAAAAACTGCTAAAGTTAAATCCAATATGACTCCGTCACCACGCCGAGTTAATACGTCAACATCACAATATAGTAGATACATTGGTACTACCAAAGTATCTCAAACTACTATTGATAATATTAAAAAAATGGGTATGACTGCTTCTCTTAAAAAAGCAGGTTCTTCAAAAAACCCTGAGTACATTGAAGGCATTCGTCGTATGTACGGAGCAAAGCGTTTGGCTGCTGCTCAAGGTTCCTCAACTCCTTCACAAGGAACTAATCGTATGTCACCTCGCGTTGCCGAACGTAGCAAGACAGTAGTTAATAAGCCATCTGCAAGAGCAGCCGAAAGCAAGACATCAAAGTATGGCGCATATGCAAATAGCAAAGCAACCCCTCAGCAAATGGAACAAGGAAGACTACGTGCAAAAGCATCTGGTATTGAAATGAATACTTCTGCTAAAGGATTGCGTACAGCAAATAAGGCAATTCTTATTGGTGCAACATCATTAGGTGCTGCAGGTGCTGTTAAAGGCGCTGCTGCTGGAGCACGTGCAGTTGCAAATTCTAGAACAGTACAATCTGCAACTGGCAGAATGGCTGCTAAGAAAACTGGAGAAGTTACACCAAGACAGTATTCTGCTATGGTAGCAACAAAACGCGCAAGCGATGCTAGAAAAACCGCAATTAAAAAAATTACCAAAGCCGCTGGCGGGCGGTCAATGTAACTATGACTCAAGCGTGGACTCGTAAAGAAGGTAAAAATCCTAAAGGTGGATTGAATGCTAAAGGACGTGCATCTTATACTAAGGGCACTCTAAAAGCACCAGTTAAATCTGGCGACAATCCACGCAGGGCTTCTTTCCTAGCCCGTATGGCTGGCAATGCAGGACCTGAACGTAAGCCTGATGGCTCACCAACAAGGTTGCTTCTATCCCTACAGGCTTGGGGTGCATCATCTAAGGCTGATGCTAGAAGCAAGGCTGCTGCTATATCCAAAAGAAATAAGGGTACTAATGCCAGTAAAAAAAGCAAAGTCTAAGGTCAACGCTGCAGGTAACTACACTAAACCCGGTATGAGGGCTGCATTATTTAAAAGAATTAAGGCTGGTTCTTCAGGGGGAGACCCTGGAGAATGGTCTGCTCGTAAGGCTCAACTACTTGCTGTTCGTTATAAGAAGGCTGGCGGAGGTTACAAGTAATGGTACTTGCTAAATCACAGCAGTCATTAAAGAACTGGACTGCACAGAAGTGGAAGACTTCTGATGGCAAACCATCTAAAGGTAAGAAAAGATATTTACCTGCTGCTGCTTGGGCATCATTGAGTCCGGCAGAAAAAGCAGCAACCAACAAGGCTAAGGCAGTAGGCAATGCCAAAGGTAAACAGTTTGTTAAACAACCTAAAGCAATCGCAAACAAGACTAGAAGAAGTAGATAACTAAGGTGGGGACAATGCAAGAAACAGTAGCAATCGCCTGGTGCGATAATGGTGTAGTAGATGGTAAGTTTATGCAAGGTGTTACAGATGTTATGCTTAAGTCTGGGATAACCTTTGCCAGTACTCTGCGTAGTCAAGGTAATCAGATTGCTCGCCAGCGTGAAAAAGTAATAGCCTATTGGTATGAGAACAATACATCCGATTGGTTACTATGGGTAGACTCAGATATAGTTATCAGTCCTGAGAAGTTTAAGTTGTTATGGGATAACAAAGATGCTAAAGAACGTCCAATAGTAAGTGGCGTATACTTTACCACAGATAACCCAGAAGAACCTTTAATGGTTCCTATGCCTACAGTATATGAGTTTGCTGCAGATGAGAACACGGTAGGGATTAAACG